CGTCCCGGATGAAGCCGGCACCGTCGTTTCACGGCCGGGGGATGTGTGGATTTGCGGCGAGCACCGGGTGATCTGTGGTGACGCTACCGATGCCGATGCCTACGCCAGCGTGCTCGGCGATGAGATCGCCGACATGGTGTTCACGGATCCACCGTACAACGTCAATTACGCCAACTCGGCCAAGGACAAGATGCGCGGCAAGGATCGCGCGATCCTCAACGACAACCTGGGCGATGGCTTCTATGACTTCCTGCTGGCAGCACTGACGCCCACCGTGGCGCATTGCCAGGGCGGCATCTACGTGGCCATGTCGTCGAGTGAACTCGATCGCTTGCAGGCAGCGTTCCGCGCGGCGGGCGGTCACTGGTCGACCTTCGTCATCTGGGCCAAGAACACCTTCACCCTGGGGCGGGCCGACTACCAGCGCCAGTACGAGCCGATTCTCTATGGCTGGCCCGAGGGGGCCGAGCGTCACTGGTGTGGTGATCGCGACCAGGGCGACGTCTGGCAGATCAAGAAACCGCAGAAGAACGATCTGCACCCGACCATGAAGCCGGTGGAGTTGGTTGAACGGGCCATCCGGAATTCGAGTCGTCCCGGCGACGTGGTGATGGATCCGTTTGGCGGTTCCGGTACCACGATGATTGCGGCCCACAAGTCAGGGCGCAAGGCGCGGCTCATCGAACTGGATCCGAAGTACGTCGATGTGATCGTGCGCCGCTGGCAGGACTATGCCGGGGCGCAGGCCATCCGGCAGTCGGATGGCGTGGTGTTCGACGCGCTGTCAGACGGCGGGGAACTCCGGCAGGAGGTCGCCGCTGGTGATGTCGGCCACGTAGCGGACGTTGCGGAACTCGCCGGGGTCGTCGGCGAGGTGGACACCGCCGACTGACTGGATTGCCACGCCGTACTTGCGGCTGAGCTGGGTCAGTTCGGCGATGAACTTGTCGTAGTTGGCTTCGAGTTGCGGGGTGGTGACGACGGCGGCCATGGTGATCTCCTTATGCTGCTTCGGCTTCGAAAGACTCGTCGGTCACTTCGCAGTGGATCACGAACCCGGTGAGGTAAGGCAGGCCCTTGGGGATGCCGTACTGCTTGCTGGTCTGGCGGCCAATCGTCCAGCCCATCCACCGCGTCACGGCGGCGTCGATGGCCTGCTGGATCGTGTGACCCCGCAGCATCTCGTTGAGGACGTCATCCGCAAAGTGGCGTCCGTGGCGGCTGTCGAGAAACAACCTGACCGATTCGAGGGGCTGGCAGGTGGCGTCGGAGATCGCAGTCATCGCGATCGGCCAGGCCGCTTCGGCGTTCTCGTTCATCGTGCCAAAAAAGCCCCAGGCATCGTTCTGGGTGGCGGGGATTTGAGTGGTGTTGGTCATCTTGATCTCCTTCGGGTGTGTGGTGGCGACACCCGTATGAACGCGCTGTTTGATTGAGAAGCCAAGCTAATCTTCAAAGAATTTGCATCAATTTTCGGTGGAGAGTTCGTCGAGCAGTTTCATCGCGGCCTGGTCGCCGGACAGTGCAATGCGCAGGGTGCGCAACGCCTGTTCGATGCTGACCTCGGGCCGCCGATTGTCGAGCAGCCAGCGGATCGCGCTGGCCTGATCGTTGCTGGGCGTCGGCGACTCAATCGCCACCCCGACGTACCGACCGTAGCTGCCGCCGGAGGGATCGACATAGAGCGTGGTGCGGCCGGGGGCGCTGACCTCGACCACACTGCGTTTGCCGTTGCGGTGTCCGCCGTGTCCCGCCAGCCAGTCGCGATCATCCAGCAGGGTGTTGGCGAAGACGTCGTACTCGATTGCGGTCAGTTCCTTGCGCAACTCGATCGTGATGGACTCGGGCGGTGCGCTGGGGTCGCTGTTGTGCAGCACTTCATCGATGCTGCAGGGTTTGCGGGTAAAGCGGGCGCGGGTGGCGATGGTCATGATGGTCTCCGTTCAATTGATTGTTGTGACATACGCATGAACGCGCTGTTCAATCAGGAAGCCAAGCTATTTCAGGAATCATTTTGGGGTGGCGTGGATATGCCGCCACCCCATCTCGAATTCAACCGACCCGGTAAATGCGATCGCCGCCCTCGGGCTTTTCCGAGGTGATGGTGAGTCCGAGTTTCTTCTTGAACGCGCCGGCAAAGGTGCCGCGCACGGTGTGCGCCTGCCAGCCGGTGGCCGCGCAGATCTGGTTGATGGTGGCCCCCTCCGGGCGTTGCAGCATCTGGATCACGGCGGCCTGCTTGCTGTTCTCGCGGGTGCGGGGCTTGCCCTCGACACCGACCTTGAGCAGCCGCTTGGCCGCGTCCTGTTTTTCTTGCGCCCAGTTGGCCTCTGCCGCCGACACGGCGGCCTCGACCTCGGGGTCGGGGTGAAGGGTGGCCGGCGTCGGCCGGGCGCGCCCCAGGGCGTCGTAGCCCTCGGCGGCGACGAACCAGTCGGTGCTGTCGCGGGTGATCAGGGCCTTGTTGAACAAGCCCTCCAGCACTTTTGTGCGGGCACCGCCTTTGATGTTGTCGGGGAACCATTCGATCTTGCCGCCGGTGTGTTCGATGGCGTAGGCGAGGATGGCGTGCTGGGCAGGGGTCAGTTGGATGGTGGTCATTTGATGCTCCTTCGTGGTGGTTGATGGTGTGGTCATGAACGCGCTGTTCGAGAGTGAAGCCAAGCGTTTTCAGCTTCTTTTTCAGTCCTGCTTCGAGGCCTGCCGGCCCGCCACGTAGGCGGCCATCAGGGCGCTCTTGACGCCCCAGACACTGACCTCGTGGAAGTCCATCCGGTCGCTGTTGCGGGTTTCCAGGGTTTCGATGAACAGATGGTCGAGCGCGATTTGCTGCAGTTGCTGGTCGAGGGTTTTGGCGGCTTGCTTGGTCATGGTCGTCTCCTTGGCTTGGTGTTGATGGTGATTGCATTCAGGCGCTGTTCGAACAGGAAGCCAAGCTCTTTCTGCCTGGCTTCGCAGATTCATTTGCGTCCTGCCTTGAGTGTCTGGATGCCCTCGTGGGCGAGCGTCAGGGCTGCGGTCTGAAACGCGATGTGCGCCACCCCGGGCGCATCCTTTGCGTCATCGATCAACTCGTCGATCACCGACCTTGACCTGGCGCGCATCGCCGCGCAGACGGCATCGAGTTCCGTGGTGGAAGCCTGGCGCACCTCCGGATACAGGCGCACCAGCAGGGTCAGGGCGGTATCGGCCAGTTTCTTGCCAAGGGTGTCCAGTTTGTCTGCGTACATGTTTGTCTCCCGCAATGTGGTTGATGGTGAAGGCATGAACGCGCTTCTGTGGAGGAAAGCCAAGCTCTGAATCGCGACGTTGGAGAACATCTGCGATGGGCTTGATGTAGATCATGGGTCTGTCGATACGCGCTTACGCCCGGCATCGCGGCGTCTCTCACGTGGCGGTCAAGAAGGCGATCGATAGCGGGCGCATCACGCCCGAACCGGATGGCACGATCGAGCCGAATAGGGCTGATCTGGAGTGGGTACGGAACACCGTGTCTGCACGGAAAGCAGCCCCGATCAATGCCACGCCTGCTGCCGTCGAATCGCCCCGCGCTCGGCCCCAGGAGACACCGGAGCCGGCAGCGCCGGCACTGTCGACCGGTGGTGCTTCGCTACTGCAAGCCCGCACGGTCAATGAGGTGGTCAAGGCGCAGACCAACAAGGTGCGCCTGGCGCAACTCAAAGGGGAACTGGTCGACCGAGCACAAGCCATCGCCCACGTCTTCAAGTTGGCGCGGGCCGAACGGGAGGCGTGGATCAACTGGCCGAATCGCATCACGCCGATCCTCGCGGCGGAACTGGGAATCGACGAGCACACCCTGTTCGTGGCGCTCGATGTCGCCGTGCGAGTGCATCTGGAGGAACTGGGCGAGTTTGTACCGAAGGTGGACGGATGACGGTGGACGACTACGAAGGGGCGCTTGAGATCGAACGCGCCTGGCGCGAAGGGCTTAGGCCCGATCCGCGCCTCACCGTATCCGAATGGGCCGAGTGCTACCGGATGCTCTCGACCAAGGAATCGGCCGAGCCCGGTCGCTGGCGCAATGCGCGCACGCCTTACCTGCGCGAAATCATGGACTGCCTGTCCCCGGCATCGCCGGTAGAACGGGTGGTGCTCATGAAGGGGGCGCAGGTAGGCGGCACGGAACTGGGCCTCAACTGGGTCGGCTACGCCATCCATCACGCGCCCGGCCCGATGATGATCGTCTGGCCAACGACCGAGATGGCGCAGCGAAACTCCAAGCACCGCATCGATCCCCTGATCGAGGAATCGCCGGTGCTCAAAGACATCATCGCCCCACCGCGCAGCCGGGATTCCGGCAACACGGTGTTGATGAAGGAGTTTCGAGGCGGCGTGCTGGTGATGACCGGGGCCAACTCAGCCGTGGGTCTGCGCTCGATGCCGGTGCGCTATCTCTTTCTCGACGAGGTGGACGCCTATCCGCTAGACGTCGATGGCGAGGGCGACGCGATCCACCTGGCCGAAGCGCGCACCCGGACGTTTGCGCGGCGCAAGATTCTGCTGGTGTCCACGCCCACCATCTCCGGGGCGAGCATCATCGAGCGGGAATACGAGGCGTCCGACCAGCGACGGTACTTCGTGCCGTGTCCGCATTGTGGTCACCGCCAGTGGCTGAGGTTCGAACGGTTGCGCTGGGAGCGCGGGCAGCCGGAGACCGCCGCGTATCTTTGCGAGGAATGTGAAGCACCGATTGCCGAGCATCACAAATCACGGATGCTGGAACTTGGCGAATGGGTGGCGCAAGGAATAGGAACGAGCGCCGGGTTTCACCTGTCCAGCCTCTACAGTCCATGGAGGAAATGGCGCGAGATTGCAGCGTCGTGGGAGAAGGCCGCCATGTCGGAGAGCCGCTCGGTGGCGACCATCAAGGCATTCAAGAACTCCGAACTGGGTGAGGCCTGGGTCGAGGAGGGCGAAGCCCCCGACTGGCAGCGCCTGCTGGAACGGAGAGAGGACTACCGCATCGGCAGTATTCCTGTGGGTGGACTGCTGCTCACGGCCGGTGCCGATGTGCAGAAGGATCGCATCGAAGTGTCGGTCTGGGCCTTCGGCCGTGGCAAGGAGTCCTGGCTCGTCGAACATCGGGTGCTGATGGGCGATACAGCACGGAACGAAGTCTGGCAATCGCTCGCCGGTGTGCTGCACGAGACCTGGACGCATGAGACTGGCTGCCAGGTGTCGCTGGTGCGCCTGGCACTGGATACCGGCTTCGCCACGCAGGAAGCCTATACCTTTGTCCGGTCGGTGCGGGATGCACGACTGATGGCAGTCAAGGGGGTCGCCCGGGGCCCGGCCCTGGTTGGCACCCCGACGGCGGTCGATGCCACTACCGGCGGCAGGAAGCTGCGCCGAGGCATCAAGGTGTTCTCGGTGGCAGGGGGCATCGCCAAGCTGGAGTTCTACAACAACCTTCGCAAAGCACCGGAGGTCGCCGAGGATGGGGTCACGATCCGTTACCCCACCGGCTTCGTGCATCTGCCCAAGGTGGATGCCGAGTACCTGCAGCAACTGTGCGCCGAGCAACTGGTGAGCCGACGCGACCGGAACGGCTTCGCCATCCGCGAGTGGCAGAAGATGCGAGAGCGCAATGAAGCGCTCGACTGCTACGTCTATGCCCGGGCAGCGGCTGCTGCTTCCGGCCTTGATCGATTCGAGGATCGGCACTGGCGCGAACTGGAACGACAGATCGGACTCTCGCCGCCCGGCGACCCCGATTCGCAAATTGAGCAACCCATTGAGGCCACCCAACGCGGTGGCCTCGCTGTTTCTGGCACCCGTATTTCCGGGCGTCGTTTGATCCGCAGCCGTTGGCTGACCTGAATGGAGACTTAAACCATGAGCTTGCAAACCCAACTCAACAGTTTCGTCCTCCGCGTTGCCGAGGAATTCAACACCGTCAAGGGACGCACCGGCACCCTTACCGCGCTGACCACCACCGACAAGTCGAGCCTGGTCGCGGCGATCAACGAACTGAAGGCAGCCATCCTCACGGCGGTGGCCATCGACGACCTGACGGTTGCCACGACCAGCACCTACTCGTCGTCGAAGATCGTCTCGGTGCTCGATGCTCTCAAAGCCGATATCCTCGGTGGCGCCGACCCAGCCTACGACACCCTGCTGGAACTCCAGCAGGCGCTGCAGAACGACCAGACCGGCATCGCCGCGCTGACTGCTGCCATCGACAAGCGGGTGCGCTTCGATGCCGCGCAGACGCTGACTGTCCCCGAGCAAACGCAGGCGCGCAGCAACATTGGCGCGGTCGCCGCTGCCGACATCGGCGACACCAATACCGACTTCGTGGCGATCTTCAACGCGGCCCTGGTGTAAGACATGAGCCTCGTCGCGCAACTGTCGGCGCTCGTCACCCGCATCGGCAACGAAATCAAGGGGCTGATTCGTCCCGATCATCCCGGCCTGGCTCGCGCCTGGGTCAATTTCGGCTACGTGAATGGATCGGTGCAACTGCGTGCCGCCTACAACGTGGCGTCGGTGACCCGTTTGGCAGCCGGTCGGTACCGCATCCAATTTGAGACCGCGATGCCCGATGCGAAGTACTGCTGGGTGGCGACTGGGCGCAGCAACACCAACAGCGGCACCGTGCGCTTCGCTGCCGCACGCGGTACGGCCGACAACAAGGTCGAGGCTGGACTGGAGATCGTCTGTACGTCATCGTCGGGTTCGCTTGCCGACACCACCGAGATCAGCCTGGTGGTGTTCCGGTGAGCACGCCCACCTA